TGACAAATAGAGCGGATAACTAATTCCAACTTTCAATTTGGTTCCAAGGTTAAGAAAATCCTGTTTGGACGTTGCATATACGCTTGTCTTACTATTTAGTTCACTACTGTCTGCTTCCTGTCCTACAATGGGAACAGGAGGTGAATGGAGAATGATAGAGAAAGTAATTAATGGAGTGGTAGCGGCGATGCAGGAAGATCTGACAGACGAACAGCTTCGGAAGTTGGAAAATGTATTGTTGGTACAACTCCACGGGCTGAAAATCGAGGAGGAATGTATGGAACTTGTTGTTAGTGAGAGGCACTGGGAGAAGATCCTGCGGTTGTATATCGCCAGTAAACGGCTTGAGAATTGTGCAGAAAGTACGTTGCAGAATTATGAGCGGTGTATCCGGATGCTGATGGAGGCGCTGAATAAACGGCTTCCGGACATTACGACCAATGACTTGCGGTTTTATTTGGCGATATATCAGGAACAGAGGAAGATTTCTATATCTTACATGGAAACTCTGCGGCATTACATATCCAGCTTTTTCAGTTGGGCAGCGGATGAGGGGTACATTGTCCGGAATCCGGCTCGGAGGTTGAAACGAGTAAAGGTGCCGCAGAAGATCAAGAAGCCTTACACGGCGGAGGAGAGGGAACATCTAAAGGATATTGCCAAGACGCAAAGGGATCTGGCGATCATGGAGTTGTTGTATAGTACGGCTGGAAGAATTGGTGAAGTGGTGGCAATCAATCGGGAGGACATTGACTTTTATAAAAAGGAGATTGTGATCTGGGGGCAAAAGGGGAAGAAAGAACGGACGGTGTATCTGACGGACGGATGTATCTACCATCTACGGAAGTATTTGGATAGTCGGAAGGACAGCAATCCAGCGCTGTTTGTTTCCCTCCGGCGCCCATACAAGAGAATCGGAAAGAACGGTATTGAAGCAATGCTGAGGAAGCTGGGGCTTACAGCCGGGATCCATGCCCATCCACACAAATTTAGGCGGACGATGCTGACGGACGGAGGCGCACGAGGGATCCCGCTTCAGGAACTACAGGCATACGCAGGCCATACCAAGGCCGATACGACGATGTTGTATATATCAGTTAAGCAGGAGGCGGTAAAAGCATCGTTCATGCGGTGTATCGCATAAGGAAGGTATAAAATATAGGAGTTTTAAAGCCGGCCGTATGGGTGGCTTATTCGTTGCGCCGGCGCAAAAGTAGCAAGTGGAAGAGCGCATATTTAACAAAATAGTAAGACAAAATTCAATGCGCAATCAATTTCGAAACCATCAAATGTAGATGGCATTGAAATAAAATTATGGACTGCTACAGTGCGGAGAATCGGAAGAGCTGCTTATATCCAATTTAACGTCCAAGGAACCATCACAAAATATAGAAGCTTTATTACACTTTTCACTCTTCCGGAAGAATTACGTCCGGTATCAACAGTTATGATTAACTACATTACACAAGATGGAGAGCCAATGTTTTTAAATATATCGTCAACAACCGGCGAAGTTCAAATATATGCCAGCACGTCAATCAAAATTGAAGATGGCTTTCTTTTAAGACAGTGCATTGCATTTGTTTGTGCAGGTGATTAGACAACCCACTCTCCTCTTCGCTTTACCTGGAACTTTGGCTCGCTGATCGTATAGCTGAAAGCCCAGACAGCTCGATATGTGTCATCATCATAGGTTTGCACAATAGCCGTAAATACACTACCGTAAACAATTCGGACAATATAAGTTTTAGAATCGGACGGCATATCATCTGCACATTGACGTAGCATTGAGTCAATGTTTTCAAATGTGTTTACTTTATAATTTTTATATGCGAATTTAATTTCACTTGACGTCTTACTATTTAGTTCACTATTAGAAGAATCTATTCTAAAGGGTATCCGTAAAGGGTGCCTTTTAACATGGATTTTTTACAAGAAAGACGGTGAAAACAGTGTGCGATTTGAAAGAGAGATAAACATATACGGGGATGAGGCCGTTCTGAAACGATTCAAAACAAATGAGACAAGTATCTCTGTGGTACAGGGCAAGCTCTCGGCGTTGATCAGTGAATCAGAGCTTGTGGAGTTGGAAAACAGTAACGCCACTATGTACAGCAAATTGGCGTCGGCGGTTATGAAGATCGATTCCCTGGAGCTGAACTTTTCGGATCTGACTACAAAATATAATACAGTATCCGGGCAGTATACCTCCTTGGACAGCAAGGTGGCAACGTACAAGGCGAGCGTGGACGGATTATCTGCTAATATCTCGACGGTACAGCAGAATCTGAGCAAGAACTACAGCACAACAGCACAGATGAATTCGGCAATCAACGCTAAGGCGAACTCTATTACTGCATCGGTGTCCAGCATTTACGCCACTAAAAGCTCACTTAATTCAGCTACCGGACGGATCTCGTCGCTGGAAACATGGAAAAATGAGGCGAGTTTAAAAATCACAGACAGCGCCATTGTTGCCACAGTGACGTCCTCCAGTGCATGGGAGGGAAAAGCGGATAAAGGCAAGTTGATAGCACAGATCAACCTGTCATCCGAAAGTGCCACAATTAAAGCATCTAAGATTAAATTAGAAGGATTGGTGACAGCCAACTCCAATTTCAAAATTCTTACGGATGGAAGTATTGTAGCTAAAAACGGAACATTCACAGGAAGTATTACAGGTAGTAAAATTACTGGTTCGGATATTAATTTTGAAAATAGCGAAGGAACAATTAAAATAAATGCTGATGGATTCCATGTTAAGAATAATAGTGGAGCTGGGCTTGGCGTTTATCTTACTCCGTTAGATCCATTTAACGGTCCATATCTCATTATAGTAGATGAAAAAACCGATGGCACTTTTTGCGTTCAAGCGCCTGTTAAAGATCCGATTCCTACTTTTGGATCTCAATTTCTTTGGGCAACGAATACGAGCATCGATTTTTCTTTTAGTATGGATACATATGGAATAAGTTTTTATAGAGGAGATAATTCTTTTATACTTTCTTTGGATCCTATTAGTAAATATGAACCTCTTGTATTTGAGATTGATGGAATAAGATATTGTGGCGTTACTTCCGAGCGTAGTAAATATGCAAGATGCTTAAATTTTGTCAATAATTCAGGTGTATCATATGGGGAAATAGTTACAATTACAAAAACGTATACCTTTGATGTTTCAGAATCAGATGCAAGATTAAAGAAAAATATAGATATCTGTACAACATCGGCACTTGATAAGATTGATAGAATTGCTTTCTATCAGTTTGATTATAAAAATGGTGGTCATCAAGATATTGGTGTGATTACTCAACAACTGAAAACTGTTGATGAAAAATTTATCAGAAGTGTAGGGCAAAAGGACATCAGAGGAAATGTACTGGATACTATGGAGCAGCCTATAATCAGCCAGCTTGTCTTTCTATTATTAAAAGCAGTGCAGGAACTATCCGACAAATACAGAAAGATTGAATCTGAGGTTTCAAATACGAGGAATATCATGCTATTAAGCGAATTAGCTAGTGATAGCAATAGTCCAGATTATATGCTTGAAGAATTAAGAGAGTTATCAAAAAATGATATCATATTTCCCAAGAAAGGGTGAGAGACGTGATAGAGATCAGAGCGAGACCGTAAACCGGTCTTATTTTTGTGCAAAAAATGATAGGAGAGAAGTAGGTATGAATACTCAGTGGATTGCGCTTGTAATATCGCTGTTGGGATTTTTGGCATCAGTATATTACAGCAATAAAAACAGCAAAAAAACAGATATAGATGATGCAGTGAAACGAGCGGAACTGAATACTAAAATCAGTACAAAGCTGGATAATATTGCCTCTGATGTACGGGAAACATCAAAAAATGTTGACAGACTGAGGGAGGAAATCGTGGAACATGGAAGCCGGATCACGGCTGTGGAGCAGTCCGTTAAATCAGCACATCACAGAATTGATAAGTTGGAAAAAAGTGAATAAAAGGAGGAATGACTTATGGTAGAAGCGATGCAGTTGGATATTTTTAAAATGGTGATGGAGAATCTCAATCTCCTGATTTTTGTGGCAGGGGTCATCTGTTTCCTGACCGTTGTGATTACCCAGGTGACAAAAGGACTGCCGGGACTGCGCAGCATCCCGACCGATTTACAGGTTCTGGTGCTGTCTGTGGCGTTTACCCTGGTGGGGTACTTTGCCTATGTGGATATGACGGGCTTCCCGGTGACATGGTACTTTGTCATTGCCATGATCGTGATCGGATTTGTCCTGGCGCTGGTGGCAACAAAAGGCTGGACCTATGTGGCAGATCTGTTCTGGAGATTCCAGCACAAGGGGGATGAAGCAGATGCGGAAGAAGAAGAATAAATTACTAAAACGAGGAAGGGCGGTTGCGTTGGCAGCCGTCCTTTTCTGTACCCTAATTTTTGGGACAATGGTCGTGGTGCCGCCGATCCGGGCGGAGGCGGCGTCCATCAACGGATTGCCGATCAACCAGAAGCTTCAGACCATCAATGCGTCCAGCCGGTATGGGAACGGGATCAAGTACATCGTAGTGCATTATACCGGGGCTCCGGGAAGTGCCGCAAACAATGCGACCTATTTTTCAACTGGATACCGTGGGGCGTCCGCCCACTATTTTGTCGGGTACTCCGGAGAGGTCTGGCAGAGTGTGTCTGACAGTCTGGCGGCCTGGTCGGTAGGCGGAAACAAGTATCCGGGAACAGCCGGCGGAAGCGTCTATGGGAAATGCACCAACTACAACAGCATCAATATTGAGATGTGTGTAAGGACGTCCGGGAGCCGGAGTGATACGTCCAAGGACTGGTACTTTGAAAACGCCACGATCAACAGCACAGTGAAGCTGGTGCAGGGGCTGATGAAGAAGTACAATGTTCCCCTGTCCCGTGTGGTCCGGCACTATGATGTGGTCGGGAAATACTGTCCGAATCCGTTTGTACTGAACGACGACCCGGTAACATGGAGCTCTTTCAAGAGCATGGTAGCCGGGGACAAAGATCTGCCGCCGGATACGGGAAGTTCCAGTACATCCGGCAAGCCGTCTGCTCCGTCCACTGGAGGATCTGT